AAAACCTAGATAAATCAAGGCGTTTTCACCGTTGGTTTGACTCTGGTGATATACAATCTTATGGGCATCTTATGAAAATATTTGAAGTGTGTGAACTTACACCACATATAAAGTATTGGTTGGCTACTAGAGAGTATCAAATCATAGATCAGATTACAGAGAAAGATGTACCAAAGAATTTATGCTTACGAGTATCAACAACTAAAGTTGATAGCCCACCACCTAAGTTTTGGCAGTGGACATCTGGTGTGCATAAAGATAAGAAAGCAGTAGGTAAGGAATGTTTAGCATATCGTACTGATGATACAAAGAAAGTATGGGGTGTTAAGACATTTAATAAATTAAACAGAGATCAAAAAATAGAAAAAGGTTTTGGTCATTGTGGTAGTTGTCGTGCCTGTTGGAGTCATAAAGTTAAACAAGTAAGCTATAAGGAGCATTAATATGTCACAAGATAGTTCAGAAAGAATAGATAATTATTGTAGAGAAAAATTTGGTCATACCAATTGGGGTTACCTATCTACATATGAAGACCATGAGTTAGAGCATGCCCAACATTGTGGTTCAGATTATGTTGTTGAAGGTGGCGTAGTGTATTGGATTGATCCAGAAAAAGATGAGGAGGAGGAATAGTAAACATGAATAAAAAAGAAAGAGCAGACTTTGAGTGGGCTAGTGGGTTCTATTTGTATGATGACTTAGATCAGAAATGGATTAACTGGAGTGAGAAAAAACTTTTTAGGGAGATTGCAAAGTTAGCATGGCAACCCTTTGAGTATTGGGAGGGTGAGCAGATTTATAATGAGATTAACAAACTTGCATCTTCAGTAAGAGAAAAAATAAAAAAGGAAACTAATGACCAGAGTATCTAAAAGAAAAATAAAAAAGTTTTTAACTTTAAACTTTAAAAAAAATAAAGATTATTATAACAAAGAACTTGAGATAGCAATAGAAGTTATACAAGATTTTTTAAACTGTGAGCCTACAAGTGTAGGTAGATTACAAGGTAATACATTTGAAGCAGTATATGAGATAGATAATGAGGAGTAGTATCTTCCTTATCTTTTTTTTGTTTCTAATTTCCTGTAAAGATTTTAGCTTTAACCCAACCACAACTATAATTAAACACATAATAACTAATAAAGATAAATAGTACTTGACAAGTACACATAAATCTGATAGGGAGAATCATGATGAAAAAATACAAAGTAAGAATATTTGGATTAGGTATAGATGCTAAGGCATTGATACCTTTTCCTTATGAGCCAACACTAGACATGATTGAGAATGCAGTTGCTGAATATTTAAATGAGGGGCTAATGAAAATAGAATCGGATAGTTTTTATAATAAAGAAAAGTATACAATAACATACGAGGAAATGCACGTTGAATTATAAGCAACAGTTAGAAGTAATAGAAGGACTATTCATTCCACCAGATACATCTATAAGAATGGATTGTCCTTTCTGTCATGGTAAAAATACTCTATCAATAGACACAGCTACCAACAATATAAATTGGTTTTGCTTTCATGCGTCATGTAAAGCTAAGGGTAAGTACAAGGGAGAAAAAGATATGAACTATGTAAACTCTACATTCAATAGTAAAAATAAAATAAGTGATGCACCATTTGAAATGCCAGATAGTTTTACAACTGTATACTCAGATGATAAAGCTATGAAGTATCTACATAAAAATAATTGTTGGGAGGCATGGAGTTGGGGCAGGGCTACAATAAAATTTGACATAGCACAGAACAGAGTAGTCTTCTGTGTTAAAGATCCAAAGACAGATAGGATTGTAGGTGCAGTAGGTAGAGGATTAAATTCTAGAGTATATCCTAAATGGTATATGTATGGTAACAAAGATGTACCATTTGCTTGTGGTTTAATAGAACACAAGGAGGCTATTCTTGTAGAGGATTGTGCCTCTGCTTGTGCAGTATCTAATGTATTGACAGGTGTAGCTTTAATGGGTACATCATTAAAAGAATCTCACAAGAAACACTTGACACAGTACAAGAAATTGTATATAGGTTTAGATAGAGATGCGACAACAAAATCATTTGCTATTGCTAATGAATTAAAATCTTATGGTATTAAGAATGTTCATGTTAAAGTATTAGAAGATGACTTAAAATATTACGGAACAAAAGAAATAGAGGAGATGTTCAATGACTAGTACAATGATGCAAGAAATAGTAGATGACTGGAGAGAGTGGAGGTATGATATTATAGAATTAAATACTGCTACATGGTCACAAAGAGATGAAGAAAAGATTAATGCAATAACAGCTATTCTAGAAGAACAATTAGAATCGCAGAAAGCAATAGACAAAAATGATTGAGAAACAAATAATAAAACTAATGCTCAACAAAGATTTTTATGCAGAGTATAAAGGTCAAGTATCTCGTAATGTATTTCAAGGTAGCTTTGGTTCTTTGTATGACACCATTCAAAAAGCACATGAGAAGTATGATGCTAACATAAGTCTTGATGAGCTATACTCCCTACATACTGCAGTATTTAATCCTGCACTAACCCGAGCAGCTAAGGAACAGTTCAGTGAATTGCTTGAGGATATAAAAGAAACTCAAGAACCCTCAAAAGAAATAGCAGATGACATTATAAAAATATTAATTGAGAGAGATGTTGCACAGAAAATTGCAATAGAAGCTACTGAAATATTTAATGGTAAACCTGCAGACTTTAATTTTATTACAGGTCTTATTGATAAGCATAAGTCAGGACTACCTGCACAAAAACTAGATGCAGTAACAAATAACATTACTGAATTACTTGATGAGTTAGATGTTGTAAGTAAGTGGAGTTTTAATTTATCTGTACTTAAAAATAACATAGGTGGAATCGGTCCAGGAAATCTAATGATAGCATTTGCCAGACCAGAGACAGGTAAGACAGCATTCTGGGTTAGTCTTGTGTCAGCACCATATGGATTTGCTGAACAAGGTGCTAAGGTACATGCGTTTATTAATGAAGAACCTGCAGTACGTACACAGATGAGAGCCATCAGTTCTTTTACTGGACTTAACAAAGAACAAATTGTAGAAGATGTTGACTCAGCACACAACGAATGGATTAAAATAAAAGATAATATTAAAATGATTGACACAGTTGATTGGTCTATGGACGATATAGATAGCCATTGTGAAAAGCATAAGCCAGATATAATTGTTATAGATCAGTTAGATAAAGTAAATATGAGTGGTACATTTGCAAGAACAGATGAGAAACTAAGAGCAATCTATACAAGTGCAAGAGAGATAGCAAAGAGAAGAGAATGTGTAGTCATTGCTATATCACAAGCATCAGCAGATGCACACAACAGAGATCACATATCATTTGATATGATGGAAAACTCTAAGACAGGTAAGGCAGCTGAAGCAGATTTAATTATTGGTATTGGTAATAGAGCATCTAATGATCCTACTAATACTAGCAGAGTATTAAACGTAAGTAAGAATAAGATAACAGGGTGGCATGGAGATCCATCTTGTATACTAGATAAATATATAAGTAGATTCACAGATTAACATAAGGATAATATGATAACAACAGTAGACGTAGAGACTTCGTACCAAAAAACAGAGGCAGGTGGCTTTGATCCATCACCATTTAATCCAGATAACATACTAGTTAGTGTGGGTATTAATGATGAATACTATTTTACTAATCACAGTGAAAGAGTTGATGAAGGTTGTCATGCAAAGATACAAAAGATATTAGATAATACTAAATTATTAATAGGACATAACATTAAGTTTGATTTAAGTTGGTTACTTGAGGCAGGATTTAAATATGATGGCAATGTATATGACACTATGATAGCAGAGTATGTATTAAATCGTGGTGTACGTAAGAGTTTAACATTACTTATGTGTTGCCAACGTAGAAAACTAGATGCTAAAGATGATGCAGTAAAAGAATACATGGACAGAGGCGTATCATTTGAAAATATACCTGCAGAAATTGTAGAGAAGTATGGTAGAGTTGATGTAGCTATTACTAGACAACTGTTTGATTCACAAATGGCAGACTTAAGAACAGATAGAGATAAAGGTTTATTAAAAACAATTAAAGTTATGAATGAATTTTTAATTGTGCTTACTGATATGGAACGTAATGGTATCAATGTAAACTTAGAAGATCTTTCTGATGTAGAGAGAGAGTACCGAGCAGAGTTTGCTTATCTTAAACAGAAGATAGATAAGATTGTATATGAGAAGATGGGAGATACTAAAATTAATTTAGGTAGTCCAGAACAATTGTCTTGGTTAATCTATTCTAAAAAACCTAAAGATAAAAATGAATGGTCTAAGATATTTAACACAGGTGTAGATAAGTTTACAAAGAAGAATAAAAAAAGACCTAAGTTTTCTTTTGCACAGTTTAGAATGTTAGTAACTAATAACTCTGAGCCTATATACAGAACTATGGCTAGCCAATGCTTACATTGTAATGGCAAAGGTGTAATTAAAAAGATTAAAGTCGATGGTACACCTTACAAAAAATACACTAAGTGTGATGATTGTTATGGTGAAGGATTTGTATATGCTAACAT